TTCTGATCCTCCGTTCCTTCGCGGCTCGACGCTGCTCAATGGCGAAGTCATCGAAACCGATGGCATCGGCCCTGTGGCCGGTCGTCAGATCGTCGGGAGCATCAAGGTGTTCCAAGATGTGAACCCCTCGACCAAGCTGCTCCTCAGTGACCGTCTGGTGTTCTGCGTTGCCGCCCGATACAAGGGCAGCGAAGTTGCGGACGCCTCGACGGTGGCTGGTAGCATCTACCTGTTCGACACCAGTTCCCCGCTGGAGAACTTCTCCACTCTGGCCACGGCGTCGAACCTCACGGCGGGTCTGGCCTACGGCGTTCTGGACGAGTACCTGACCGGCACCCTCCGGGTGAACGACATCGTCTGGCTCGTCCTCAAGGGGCCGACGCAGATCAAGCAGACGGCAGTTGCAATCGCCGTCGGTGCTGCGGTGCAGGCATCGGCTACGGCTGGCAGCATGGCGGTCTACTCGTCTGGCACTGTCATCGGCCAGCAGATCAGCGGTGCGGCTACGGCAGCGGCGGCTGGTCTGGTGCGTGTCAACGCTTCCAGCACCTACTGCTGATACCAGTTGGTCACAAGAAATCATGTAACAGCCTGCGGAGCAATACCGCAGGCTGTTATCATTTACAGTCATGGCTGACCGCACTTGTACCGTCTGTGGTACTAGCTACCCGCTAGACAAAGAGCATTTCCGCTGGCGAGAGCGGGACGGCGAGGGTTTCTTTGTCCCCGAGTGCCGTCGCTGCATGCAGCTACAGAAGAACGAATCTGGCACCAAGCTGCGGAAGAAGAAGAAGGACGGCCTCAAGAAGATTGAGCAGGCAGGGGTCGATCTGTACGTCAAGTCGGTGCAGGCTGGCGGCTCGAACATCCCGCACTCTGCCGAGGTGATCGAACGGGTATTCCAATACTTCGGCGGGGTAGGTGGGTTCGCCGCCATGCTGGTCAAGCAGTATTACGATGCCCCTCCCGGTAGCTCGGCCCGCAACCGGCTACTGGAAACCCTGTGCCGCCTAGTCAGCAAGAACGTCGAACAGGGCGGGGCCAAGAAACCGCTAACGCTATGGTCAGAGGAGGAGCTTGAGGTCGAGCTTGACACCAGATTCAAGCAGGCAGTCGCACAGTGGAAGGGAACCACACTCAATGTCGAAGTCAAAGAAGCCCCTGCGTCACCCGAAGCTCTCGCCGCCGATCATCCCGACGATCCCGGCCCTGACGCAGTTCCAGAAAGAGCAGATCAAGGAGATTCAGAACGAACTTCGAGACAGGAAGCTCGAAGCCTTGAAGCTCTACCGCCCGAACCCCAACCAAGAAAAGATTCACGCCAGTAGGGCCAGCGAAGTCCTTGTCATCGGGGGCAATCGGTCAGGCAAATCCCTCTGCACCTTTGTCGAGGACGCCAGGGCGGTTACGGGCCAAGACCCCTACAAGAAATACCCGGAAAAAGACGGGATTCTGTGCATCGTAGGGAAAGATTGGAAGCATATTGGGATGGTCGTCTACCCAATGCTGTTCCAGTGGGGCGCGTTCCGCATCATCAAGGACAAGGTCACTGGGGATTGGCGGGCCTTCGACCCCAAGACCGACAAGCGGGAGGACAGCCGCCCCTCGCCGCCACTGATCCCCCCGAGGTTCGTCAAGTCGGTTAGCTGGGTACTCAAATCAGCAAGCTACATCCAGAAGGCCACCCTCACGAACGGCTGGGTGATTCACTTCTTCTCTAGTGAGGGCGATCCCGTCCAAGGCTTTCAAACCAATCGGTGCCATGTGGACGAGGATCTCTCAAATGAGAATTGGATCGGGGAGATGCAGGCCCGTATCGTAGACCGCAAAGGAGTATTTTCGTGGAGTGCGATGCCACATTCCACGAATAATGCTCTCCTCGGGTTGAAGGAGCGGGCCGAAGCTAGTGAGGCCGCACTTGGCGAGAAATCTTCGATACGTTTATTTCAGCTCAGGTTTCTCGACAATCCGCACCTAGACCCCGAAGAACAGCGCAAGTCCATCGAACGCTGGGCCGCTCTAGGCGAAGATGTCTTGCGGATGCGAGCCGAAGGTGACTTCATCACCGACAGCGTCCTGTGCTATCCCAGCTTCGATATGCGGATACACGGGATGCCAAGGTCGGAACTGCCAGAAGGACAGATTCCCTACGATTGGTGCCGGTACGCCGTCATCGACCCCGGCCACGCCGTAACTGCGGTGCTATTCGTCGCAGTGCCGCCCTCGGGTGACTTCTGGCTCTGTTACGACCAGCTTTATCTCAGGCAGTCCAATGCCCTCATATTCGGTGAAGAGTTCCAAAAAAAGGCCCAAGGCTGGCATTTCCATGCGTTTATCATTGACGCCCATGGTGGTAGGTTGCGCGACATCGGCTCCGGTCGGCTCCCCGTCGAGCAATACACAGAGCAGCTAGTCAAACGCAATATCCGCAGCCAGATCACCGGGGCAAGTTTTCTTGCTGGCTGTGATGACATCCCGGCCCGCACAGAGTCTACGCGGACGGCCCTGCATATAAGGCCCGAGGGCACGCCGATCCTGCGGGTGCTAGAGGGTGCCTGCCCCGATTTGGAGCGGGAAATCAAGCGTTATCGCAAGCTCGTCAACTACGTTAGCGGGACGCCCATTGTGACAGACCGCCCCAATACTAAGGGCGAAGTCCACTTGTGTCAGACGCTTGAATATCTATGTGCCTATCGGCCTAGATACCATCGCCCGCCAGACAGGTCTGCGGGGCCGGAACCATGGTGGGTCAAGTGGCGCGAGAACCGCAAAAAGCGGCTGGGGGAGGAGCGGGGTAACTATGTATATTTAGGCCCATCCAGAAGGGAGAGTGCTACATGAGTCCAGAAGAACCTACGTGGACGATGCCGCAGCCTAGTATCGGGGACGCGGTGCTATTTGCCCCCGACATCAACAGTTGGAATAAGCCCTGCTTGGGGCTGATTGTCAGTCCTCCCGGTGATAGTGCCGTGACCCTGGCAGTATTGTCACCCCACGGCATGATGATCCGCTCGGGGGTCAAGCATGTGGATGATCCGGGGTGGCATCAAGAGAACCATTGGAACAACCTCGGGGTGTGGGACTTCGCGCCCGTGACCAAGAACATTCGCTCACTCATTGAGAAGGGCACGAAGGATGGCCGAAACGCTCCCGTCAAGTAGTCCGCTGCGGCAGATCGCAAAGACTTGGGTAGAGAAACTCAAGGCCGCAGTTGACTACAAGAAGCCGTTCACAGAGGACGCCAAAGAGGCGTCTATGTTCTTTGACGGCGAGCATAACTGGATGTGGAAAGACGGCTACAGCCGTGGCGAAAGGGGCTACAACTCCAGCATCGCCCCTCCTTCTTTCCGTATGCAGTTGAATAAGGTTTTCGAGCTGGTCGAAATCTTCGGCTCTGTCATCTACCACCGTAATCCGGTGCGCACTGTGACAGTGATGGAGCATCCCAATCTCCCGCCGGATGCGTTCGGGATCGACCCGAACCAGATGCTCGACCCCAACATGATTACGCCCGAGCAGCAGCAAGTATTTACCATGGCTGCGGAGCAGCAGGCCAAGCAGAAGCGTCGGTCAATCGCCGCCAAGTTGCTCGACGGGTATTTGAACTGGACGCCCCAAGAACTCGACCTCAAGCGGCAGGCCAAGAAGGTCGTCAATGAAGCTCTCATCAAGGGCATGGGGGTGTTCTGGACAGAGCTTGTCACTCTGACCACTTCGGCAGGGCCAGACGAGCCGCCGCTCAAGATGGTGGGCAGCTACTACGACACTGTCGATAATCTGTTGATCGACCCTGACTTTGACAACATGGATGACATGCTCTGGTGCGCTCGCAAGTGCGTGAAGCCCTTGCTCGAAGTGGCCGAGACATACGGCATCCCGGCAGAGGAACTCCGCAAGCACCTCGACGACCCCAAGAGCAAGCTCGTCAAGGAGCCGAAGAACCCCAAGAAGAAGAACACCAACGAACTCCTGACCTACTACAAAATCTGGAGCAAGACCGGCATTGGCGACAGGTTCAAAGATTCGCCCAAGGAGAACCGGGGCGTCTTTGACAACCTTGGCCCGTATGTCTACCTAGTGATCTGCGAGGGGATTCCGTACCCCTTGAATCTGCCTCCAGAGATCATGGAGGAGCCGCTCGACGAGCAGCTCGGGTTCCCGCAGTCCATCGTCACCCGCACTGCATGGCCGGTGCCGTACTACGCGGATACGCAGGGCTGGCCCTTCACGCCGCTCTACTTCCACCCCAAGCCGGGATACGCATGGCCCATATCGCATATCCGGCCAGCTATCGGGGAATTGAGGCTGTTGAATTGGGCGATGAGTTTCCTCGCCACCCGTATCGCAACCAGTTGCGAGACTATGGTGGCCGTACAGAAAGCCGCCGATCAGACCCTCAAAGACCAGATTTTGGCCCCGTCCGAGGGCGGTTTCAAGATTGTTGAACTCTCCGAACTGGTCGGTCGCCGCATCGAAGATGTGATGAGTGTGTTCCAATGCCCGCAAGTTACGCGGGATTTGTACGACATCATCCAGAGCGTCGGGGAGATGTTCGCCCAGCGAACTGGCCTGACAGAGCTAGTTCACGGATACACCCGTAACCAGTTTCGTAGTGCGGCAGAGGCCAACATCAAGCAGGAGAACATCAGTGTTCGCCCTGACGCCATGGCCAACGACCTCGAAGATTGCATGAGCTTGCTGGCGCGACGGGAGAGCTTGGCGGCCCGCTGGCTACTTGAGCCTCAAGACCTAGTGCCAGTGCTAGGCCCGCTGGGTGCGTTCGCTTGGCAGCAGAACGTCAACTCGCAGACGCTCTCGGAATTGACCCGCGACTTCCTGTACCGGGTCGAAGCTGGGAGTGCCAGAAAACCCAACAAAGCGACGAGGGTGGAGCAGATGCAGATTAGCGTCCAGACCCTCGGCCCGATCCTGTCGCAGCTTGTGGCCAGCGGGATCACTGACCCGTTCAATGCTCTCATGCGTGATTGGGCAGACTCTCTCGACATCGACGCCGAGCCGTATCTCGTCCCGCCGCCCCAGCCCCCCGCCGCTGCGCCGCCACCGTCCCCTCTTCCGGTTGAGCAGGCTGCGGCGTCGGGGGGCGGCCCCGAGCAACCTGCGGACGAACTACCGCCGCAAGCTGCCGATGGGCCGCCGCCACAAGTACCTCCCGAGCTGGCCCCAGGTACGTAATGAGCAAGTCGGGCCGCAAACGTCGGCACAACCTCTGGCAGCGATACCGACTGACCGAATCGGCCTATGACACCCTGTTCGAGCGGGCCAAGGGGCTGTGTGAGATATGCACCAAAACTGGTACGTGCGTCGATCACTGCCACGCCACGGGGCGGGTGAGGGGCTTGCTGTGCAAAGCCTGCAACTGTGCCCTAGCCCGCTTCGGTGACTCTATTGCTGGATTGCTCCGAGCCATCACATATCTGAAGAAACATGAACGACGTTCCCGAGTGCATCCGTCGCGCAGGCCCCGAGGTAGTAGCGTTCTACGAGAGATTGTTGTCCGAGGGGCAGACCCAGCGGTGGGCCGAAATGTGCGCTCTCCAACAGCCCCCCGGCCTACAGGGCACAGACCGCGCCTACATGGAGGGCCGTCTGAACAATCAGCAGTTGGACAACATGGCCCCGCACCAAGCCAAAGCTCTTGTAGCACTGGCCCGAAAGGGCGGGGTAAACCCGACCGGCAAGTATTACGCAGCGGGCCTCGCGGACAGCCGGGGAGCCGCCGATCCGGCGGCATGGGTGGACTCAAGGGCAGACGTAAAAAAGGTTGCTGAACTACGCAATCTGACAGTGGAGGGTGCCGTCACGCATCAAGGCAGGCCCCAGCCCCGGCCCCATGTGCCCCTCAGTGAAGCCGCTACTCGTCAAATGATGCGGCGGGAACGGGCCAACCATCCAAATATGAAGCAGGGCGAGCTGCGCGAGCTTGTCGTTGCCAAGTATGGCCGTAAGAAGAAATAGGCAGTATTTCTATGTGGACAGCCCAAGATGTCGTTGACTACCTCCTGACCACTACGGGCGGGGGTGCCCAAGACGGCGAGCATCGGGCGATCCGACAGGCTGCGATCCACGGCATACGCGAAGTCATGCAGTGCCGGGATTGGCTCTGGCACACCAAGACGGGCTGGTTCCAGACCTACTTCATCCAGACGACCTCGACGTTCACGGCGGGCAACACCACTATCACTGTGGGCAGTTCGACAGGATTCGTCCCCGGTCGCGTCGTGAGCTTCCAGCCGGGGTACTTCAACCTCTCGCCGCGAGTGGTGCAAGTAGTCAATGCCACGACCATCACAGTAGACGCCCCGCCCGCCCGCAACGGCACTAACGTCCCCACGCAGGCGCAGACCTACTACGACCTCCCCGAGAATCTTCGCACCATCGACGGCTTGGTCAGCGATACGGTCGGCACCCTCCACGCCTACATCTCGCCGCAGGATTGGCAGCGGCTTGAGATCAACACGAAGGGGACTTCGGAGCCGTACTACTACACCATCATGCGGAGCGACACTGACCCCGACAACTGGCAGATCAGATTTGTCGGCGTCCCGGCCAACGGCACCATCCTGCACTACACCTACCGCTATACGCCCAAGCCTATGAAATACATGGGCTTCGAGAGCGTCTGTCGGCAGGGCACTGTGACCACGACGGGCACCACTGCCGTCACTGGCACAGGGACAAACTTCCAAGCGGACTTCGCGGATTCAGTGATCCGGTTCGGCACCACCTCCACCTCTGCCGAGAGCATCGGGTCGCTAACGCCATACGTATACGAACAGAAGATTCGTGAGGTGGGTAGCACGACGGGGTTGACGATGGAGGGATCAGTACCGGCCCTCACCGGGGTCAAGTACGCCATCAGCGACCTCATCGACGCCAGCCCGCAGATGTATACGGCGATCTTGAGTGCCGCCGAAATGTGGTACGCCCGCATCACGGGCAAGTCCGCTGGCGATGCAGTCGCCCTCTACAACAAAGACCTTCGACGGGCCTTGGAGGACGACACCGTTTCTCCTATGTCGGGCAGGCCCAATACCGGGACGTATCCCACGCCTCGCACCATGGGGTATCGCTCGGCCCTCCTACCTGACACTGGCATAATTTAATATGCGTCTGAATAAGTGGTCTGGCGTTGTCACTGCTGCAAGCCCTTACGCGCTTCCTGCGGGGGTGAATGCAGAACAGATCAATCTCCAAAACAGAAAAGCTGGACAACTCACTAGCCGCCCCGGCTTGGGCGAAGTAGTGGTGGACGCCGCTGCCGACACGCCGATCTACTCCATCTACCGGCTGACATACGGCTCTGGCAAGCAGGACAACCTAGTTGTCTGGCGTAACGGCGTAGACGGCAACTACGCACTTGACCTCATTACGCCCGACGCAGGCTTCACGGGTCAGGGCTGGAGCTTCACCACACTTGCCAGCACTCCGACGCTGCCGACGAGCAGGCCGACGATCACGCAAGACCGGCACGGGCACATACACGCCTTCTTTGGGCACGGCACTGCACCTGTTATGTATCGTCCTGGCGTTGATGCCGCAGCCAGCCCGATAGGACTCGCAGCCCCCACCGTCGCACCGCAAGTGGTGCCCACGGGCAACGGCTACTTCATTGAGCGGGTGGACGTTCTCTCGGGCGGCGGGAGCTACTGGCGTAGCCCCACTCTAGTCGTTACGGGCGGCAACCCCGCGAAGCCTGCCCAGCTACGTGCAGTCGTGCAGGGCGGCAGCATCGTCAGCGTCAACGTCGTGGACGGCGGCTCGGGGTTCACTACGCTGCCGACCATTACGGTA